ACCCTATGTTTGTAACCCCTAATGACAGAGGGTGAAATCTGTCTTAACTCAATTCAATTTAATTAATTATGGCACATTGGAGAGCAAACTTCAAGGAGTCTGACAAGTACCTAGGGGCAGTAGACCTCTGGGATGATCAGAAGAAGAACTACAAGCAGGTTGTGGTTCACGTTGAGAAATTCTTTCAAGACGAAATGGTGGGACAAATGGGTAAAGAGCGGAAGGTATTCGCTAAACTCAAGGAGTTCACTAAGCCTATGGTGGTAAACGTCACTAACTTCAAGCGACTACAGAAGTTGTTTGATTCAGTAGAACAAGATCTGTTCATAGGTAAGCCAATCGCACTAGGCGTGGAGAAGGTCAGCAGTCCGGAGGGGAAGGTAGATGCACTTCGCTTCAGTTCTCGCGCACCACAAGTACAAGCAGCAGCAAAGAAACCTGCATTGCCTGATGACGCATTGCCAAAGGCAGTTGCATCAATCGAGAAGAAGGCAACAACGGTTGCTAACATTCTGTCCAAGTACACAGTAACAGACGAACAACGTAAAGCTTTAGAGGATGCAGCTAAGGACTTATAACATCGCGCCATTGTTCCTTGGGACAGATGGCCTAACGGAGACGCAGTCAGCTGAGTTGAATAAGCTTTGGAACAGGCACGCTGACTTTATGTGTGAGGAAGACCCAAAGAAGAAGTCTAAGCTCAAGTTAACAGAGAAGATGGAGTCTGAGTTGGATAGACTCCTTACGTTGAAGGAGAACGCAGATAAAGGCATAATTGAGCTATCTCAGGGAGCCAAAACCTTGATACGTGAGTATGTAGATGAGGAGCTGTATGGCTATAAGCCTTCCTTCAGTAGCAAAGAAACGGACAAGGGTAACGAGGTGGAGAGCGACAGCATCGACCTTTACAACAGGCTTTTCTTCACTGACCACAAGAAACTAGTTGAAGGAGACAAGTACTTTGAACTCAGTCATGGCGTAATTGTGGGTCACCCTGACGTAGTTTGTGAGCTAGAAAAGAAGGTAAAGGATGCCAAGTCGAGCTGGAACAAGAAGACCTTTCCAAAGCTACCGGAGGATGCATACAATACTACACACGTATGGCAGGTAAAGACATACCTGTATATGCTGTGTAAAATGACAGGCGAAGAGTGGCGTAATGGAGAGGTGTTCTATGCGCTGTGCGATACTCCTGAGGGTCTTGTGCCTGAGTGGGAGGACGATAGTCTACACGTCATGAGTAACGTTCCGTTGAATATGCGTTTAACGATCGTTAATGTCGAGCTAACAGATGCAGACATCCAACACATAGAGAGAAGAATCGCTGCGGCAATGAGGTACGCAGCAGAGTATAAAGAGCAACTTTTAAATAAAAACCGATGAGTGATTTCAAAGTAGAAGGTGTGCTTAAGCACATTGGTGATACAATTACTGTATCAGAGAAGTTTAGCAAGCGTGAGTTTGTATTGACCGTACCACATGATCAATACCCACAGCACGTATCGTTCCAATTGACACAGGCGAAGTGTGACAACATCAACTCCTTTTCAGTAGGACAGAGTGTAACCGTATCGTTCAACCTACGTGGACGTGAGTGGACTTCTCCGCAGGGAGAGGTGAAGTACTTTAACACGCTTGAGGCATGGCGCATTGAGGGTGCATCAGCACAGCCTATACCTGAGGCTATAGAGGTAACGACTCCTATACCAGGAGACGATGAAGAACTTCCGTTCTAAGTTTAGCAGTTAACAGTTCAGCCCACAGATGTAATGTCTGTGGGTTTTTTAACCAAATAAAAATCATGATAACGTTATTTAGAGACTTAAAACAAACAGACAAACCATTCTACCTTCCGGTGGAGAAGGTGTTGGATAGAATAAAGAACGGAAGCTCAAAAGAACTTTGTGAGAAGATTCGCCAATACGAAGGGCCAGATAACAAAGCCAAGAGAAACGAGCTTAAGAAGATGCTTCCTGCCATTTGCTTTAGTGGTAAGTTCATCAACAGAAGTAAGCAAGGAATAGTAGAACATAGCGGTCTGATATGCATAGACTTCGATGGGTTTATAGATGAGTGGAGTATGCTCGACTATCGAGCGTTCCTTATGAACGATGAGTACTCCTATGCGGTGTTCACTAGTCCTTCCGGAGATGGGCTTAAGGTATTGGTGAGGATACCACCAAGCATTGACAACCATGTGAACTTCTTCCTGTCACTTAAAAGTTACTATAACGTACCTGAGTTTGACTCAACTACTAAAGATATTAGTAGGGTGTGCTTTGAGTCCTATGATTCTGACCTATACATTAACGAGAACAGCTCCTTGTGGGAAGACCTTAGCGAAGAGGAACACCTAGTGTACGACAGCAAGACAAGTCGTAGCACTATTCGTTTGACAAACCACGAAGAGATTGTACGTAGACTACTTGTGTGGTGGGAGCGTGACTTCGGTATGGTGCAAGGACAGAAGAACAACAACCTGTTCATACTTGCTGCTGCATTGAATGACTTTGGTGTGTCAGAGAGTGATGCACGCAGCGTGTTGCTGTCATATGACGAGGGAGGAAAGGAGCGAGAGATCGTTAACATCCTCCGTAGTGCATACAAGAACACAGCTGCACATAACACAAAGTTCTACGAGGACAATAGCAAGACAGACAGCATACGCACGATGGCAAAGCAAGGTGTTCCAATCGGAGAGATAATGAGCCGTAATGCATCGGTGAGTCAGGAGGTAATCAAGAGCATTACACAGGATACAAACGATAACGATGTTACAATCTTCTGGTCGAAGAACAGCAGAGGCAACGTGGTACACATCAACCACTTGTACAAGGAATACCTTGAGTACATGGGCTATGGGAAGTACTACGTGGAGGGTGGTAACACCTTCGTGTTTGTGCAGGTGAAGAATAACATCATCTCGGATGCATACGACTACACCATCAAGGATACAGTACTGAACGATTACCTGTATGGATTGGAGGACAAGAGTATCTACAACTACTTCGCAGATAAGAAGGGCCTATTCAAGGAAGACCACCTGTCCTTTCTGAATACTATTAAGCCTATGATCATGAAGGACACGCATAACATCGCGTACCTGTACTATCGGAACTGCATGGTGAAGGTTACGGCAGATGGCATTGAGTTGGTAGACTACAGCGACATAGATGGATACATATGGGAGAAGCAGATAATAGACAGGGACTTTGTTAGGTCTGACTACGATGACTGCGTGTTCAAGAAGTTTATCAGTAACATTGGAGGCAACGAACCGGATAGGATTAAGAGCATTGAGTCTACCGCAGGATACCTCATGCACTCTTACAAACCACCAAGCTATGCACCTGCTGTTATTATTAACGATGAGATTATTAGCGATAACCCTGAGGGAGGAACAGGTAAGGGCATCTTCGTGAAGAGTCTAAGCTACCTTAAGAAGGCTGTGACAATTGATGGTAAGTCGTTCACGTTTAACAAATCGTTTCCGTATCAAACCGTATCAGCAGACACCCAGTTGCTAGTGTTTGATGACGTTAGCCGGTACTTTGACTTTGAGAAGCTGTTCAGTATCATCACGGAAGGAATAACCCTTGAGAAGAAGAATAAGGATGCTATTGTACTTCCGTTCGAACGATCACCAAAGATTATTATCACAACAAACTATGCGATAAAGGGTGCGGGTAACTCCTTTGAAAGGAGGAAGTGGGAACTAGAGTTCGCGCAGTACTACACTAAGAACTTCACTCCACAGCATGAGTTCGGGCATCAGTTGTTTACGCAGTGGGATAGTGTTGAGTGGGCGAAGTTTGACAACTACATGATTGCTAACCTACAGATGTATCTAAGTAAGGGATTACGTGAGAGTCAGTTCAAGAACCTTAAGGAGCGGAAGTTTATTGCGGAGACATCGATGGACTTTTACGAGTGGTGTAAGGATAGATATAACATCATGACCAAGAATGGTTCAGAGACATTAGGTAAAGACCTTCACAGGAACTTTGTGGAACAGAACCCTGACTATAGTGAACGAGGGAAGTATGCCATACCGCTCAATAAGTTTTACAGATGGGTAGACCTATGGGGTGAGTTTCAATTCAATCAACGTCCTGTAACGTTCAGGAGTAGTAACGGTAAGATGATTAGGTTTGAGATGAAGCCTGATGATCAAGGAGAATTTAATTTTTAAGATATGATAAAAGTAGGCAGTGATTTCAGCGGTGTAGGTGCATTCAATCAGGCATTGATTAGATTGGGCATAGAGTATAAAGAAGTATTCGCCTGTGACATGGACAAGTATGCAAGACAGACATTTATTCATAACTACGGAGAGCCGGAATACTATCCAACAGATGTATATGAGAGAGATATACCATCAGAGTCATTGGATAT